TATTTTGATTTTTTATTAAATTTTTAAAGGATGTGCAAAAATTTTGATATCCATGACAACACTGCCACTGCATAACATAGTGCAATTTTGTTACGAGCTGTAAGCGACACCGCACATACCGGCCATCACCCTTAAAACGTTGTAAGAGTAAGCATACACTCTGACCTTAGCAGTTGAGGTACCAGCAACGGTTCCAGAAGAGAGCACCAACTGGAGAGTGGCGTTATCAATTCTGGAGAAGTTGCACGACCCGCTGGGTTGGTGCTCCTCAGGCCTTAGGGCGAAAGAATACACGTTGATGCCAGTGTCGGGAGCACGAGTGTGGTGCTGGAAGGGCTGAACAACGTCGAAGTAAGAACCCTCTCTCTCAGAGATACGGTCTTGTCCGTTAAGCTGGAGCTTAGCGGTGACGACGGGGTTCTCACCCCAGCAGTGGAGGTGGAGGGCAGTCTCAGCAAGAACGAAGGTTCCGGCATCAGACAAAGCAGAGCCGTTGGGGGTAGAACCATCGGGGTTGAAAACACCGGAACTGGCGTTCCAGTCCTGGTTGGTGTTGAAGCCAGAACCATTGACACCAGAAGTGGCATCGACGGCACCGGGCATCTGGAAAACACCTCCAGAAATGAAGGCGTTGGCACCAGAGGTCTCAGCGGGGCCTCCGAAGACGTGGATCGAGGGAGGGAGAGCATCGATGGCATCGGTGTAGTTGAAGGGCTGGGCGCCGAGGACCTTGAACAAGGTTGAGTTGCCCTCGAGGGAGGCGCAATAGTCAACGTTGGCATCAGGCTGGACAACCCAGATGAGCTCCTTGCAGGGGTGGTTGAAGTTGATCTTGATCTTATTGGAAGAAGATCCGACAGACTCGTCACCAGTGTACTGGAGTTGCTCAATCAAGTACTCATGGGGGTTCTGGGCCATCTTTCGGCGCTCGTCAGTATCCAAGAAGATGAAATCAACGTAGATAGAGGCGGCAACGAGGGACTGCTGGTAGGCAGTGGTGACGGCCAAGGAGGTACCGGTGGTGTTTCCAACGATGTCCTTGACAGCCCACAAGCACTCACCAATGGGTCTGAAGTCGATGTTAATCTTGACCTCGTGGTACTGGAGAGCGACCAAGGGCAAAGCAAGGCCGGGGTTTCTGCAGAACCAGAAGAGGAGGGGGATGTACAAGGTGGTCTCAGGGAGGGACTTTCGGGGAGCACAAACCTGGCCGGGGCCTCCAGTGGAAGCGCAAGGACCGTTGATGTCGGCGAAGGCGGGGTCAGTCATGTAGGTGAGCTGAGTGGTGTGGCCAATCATCTTGTAGTAACCAGCCTGTTGCTCAGAAGAGAGGGTAAGCTGATTCCAGATGTGCATCCAGTCACCATATTGGCGGTCAATTCTCTGGCCTCCAATCTCGACCTCAACCTGGGCAATGAGTTGCTCACCGGGGTAGTCCAACCAACGGGCATAGACAGGGCCGGATCCGGAGGTTCCCATGGTCTGGTTAATCTCGGGGAGAGTAACCTGGACGTAGGTGCGGTAGGCAAGATCTCCGTTTCTGGAGATGGTGCAACTAACACGGCGACCAAAATCAGCCTGGCCGTTGAAAGTTTGCTCGATGGACTCCATCGCGAAGTTGGTGTGGCGTCTGTATGACACCTTCCAGAAAGTAATCTCGGGGTTTCCAGTAAGGAAAACATCTTGTGCGCCGTAGGCGACTAATTGCATTAAGGCTCCTCCCATTTTTTTATATAATTAAAAAACATAATTTCTCCTAAATCTAAGCGTATAAACTCATTTTTACATGTATTTCTCTACATTTAAGGGAAATCTACGGTTTCCTTTTGAACCTTCCCTTACAATAATATAGTGTTTAACCTTGTAAAAAACACTGTACAAGTGTAGGCAGTCCGTTTTATCATTTCACCCCCGATACATTATTTAGGGGTAAATAAATATGTAATTTTATTTTAAATATGCCGACCATTTGCAAGAAAGATACTTGCAGGAACCCGGCCATTTACGGATTTTGTTTTGGAAAACCCTTGTTTTGTTCGGCGCACAGAGAATCTGACTCAAAAAATGTAAGGTATTTGGAACCCGGGTTACCAACCGATGCTATGGTTAAAGGATGCATGCAATGTTCCAGTAACACGATGTTACCAAGGTTCAAGGGGTATTGCACCCATTGTTATGTCAAAATATTCCCTTTGGACCCGCTTTCTCTCCAGACCGTGTATAAATCAAAGGACACTGTTATCCAAATTTTTATTGATTCGAAGTTTGACGGATTTATCCATGGCAAAGGATTCAGTCAAATCCAGATTAATGGAATCACTCTTAAAGTCATTTTTTCCGACCAAAATGTTTTTGAGCACGATGAAAAAACCATAGTTATTAAGTTTAACCCCAATAAATATGAGAACGGTAAGAACCCGATGTTATACACTCGATTGCCCGATTTGGAAAAGGAGATCGGAAAACAGTTTGAGAGAATCATGAATGGATAAGGAATCAGGCGTTTATTTTGTGGATGATTAATAAAATGTTTTCATTATGTTATTGATTTAAATGTCAAATTTCAAATCAATTTTTGTGAGTAATTATTTTCTGCTTTTGTGTTTTCTTCTTTTGCTGGTTTTGCGGGTTTGTTTTCGGCGCTTAGTTTGTTTATTCTTTTTACCTCCATCAATTTCATCCTCATCTTGTTTACTTTCTGGACTTGGTGCAACACTGTTCAAATTTCCTAAAGATTTAAAATATTCGTCAGCATCAACCACATTTTCTGGTGATAACCGTGTAGGTCCATTAAAAATATTCTTAATTAAGAATTTTTTTTTAAAATATAAATTTTTCATTATTTTGGTTTTATAATTTTCTGGTTTGTCTTCCAAACCTGGTGGCAAATATGTTAATTTTTTGTTTTCATGTTTTATGAATTTTCCTAAAAATTGTTGTTCACCATTGTCATTATAAAACACTGCTTTTCCTAAATATTCATTACTCGTATCATCTCCTTGCTGTGATATTAGACCTTTCATTTCTATAACATTCCACCAGATAATATTTACGCACGATTATGCCAAATATTTTTACCCTTTATTGGTGGAACGCGGGTCTTATACACGTGTAAACTGGTTTTAATCAAATGCTTTCTTTTTTCCAAGAACAAACCCCGTTTTTGTTCGGCACGGATTCGTACATGTTGCCGTCATTGCCTTTCATTTTTTTACCGCAATTTTCGTTGGCAGGGTAAGGTGGCGATTTTCGCGTTTTGTATTTCTTCAGCGTTTTACTAAAATTATTTATACTCGAAACCAGTTCGATTTTCTGGGTTAATTTGCGCCGGGTATCTGGAGTTAATTTCAAAGGATTCGACTTGGTTTTCAATGCATATTTGAAATTGCGTATCCAAACACTCTTGCATCGGTCTTTGCACGTGCCTTTACCGATTTGAGATAAAATACTCATTGCTTTGTTGTATGAGCCGACAAATGGCATTTTATATAAGTTTATAAAACAAAATGTTCTAAACAATTGAAAACCAATACATAATTTTGTATTAAGGGAAAAACATAAACTTCGCTGAATAACCGTACAAAGGGAAGGTTCAAAAGGCGTAAGCCCGAAGGGCTAGGTTTCCTTTATAATGAAGAATTCTCTGCAATGAATTTCTCTAAATAGTCTTCCATGAAAACTTCTCTCTTTCCATCATGAGATTTTTGGAAAATGTATCGACCCTCGCGTTTCTTCACATTCCACCCTTTCTCTACACAATTAAAAATAAAAAGCATTTTGTGAAAAGACTTTGAATCAATGTTGGATGTGTCAATGTTGGATTTAATCATCGTGACGATTTTAAAATAAGATTTTATTTGATTTTTTTAAAGCGAACGTAGTATTTCTTAATGGTTTATCCAAATAATATAAAATCTATTAAGTATATTATTTAGGAAATGACAGACCCCCTTTTGAAAGAAGACACCTCTCGTTACGTGATGTTCCCAATACAAGACGAGGACATATGGAAAATGTACAAGAAGCAGGTGGATTGCTTTTGGCGCGCCGAAGAAATCGATTTATCCAAGGATTTGGTTCACTGGTCAAAGCTTTCGTCCGACGAGCAACACTTCATCTCGATGGTTCTCGCGTTTTTCGCCGCCAGTGATGGAATCGTGATGGAGAATTTGGCGACGCGATTTATGGCCGACGTCCAGCTTTCGGAAGCCCGCGCTTTCTACGGGTTCCAGATTGCAATGGAGACCATCCATTCCGAGATGTACAGTCTACTTATTGAAACTTATATTAAAGACAAGGCGCAAAAAAACAACTTGTTCAATGCGATTGAAACGTGTCCTTCCATCAAGAAGAAGGCGGATTGGGCGAGGCGCTGGATCGGATACGAGGCGAGCAACGAAACTTTTCCCACGCGACTGGTTGCGTTTGCCTGTGTGGAAGGCATTTTCTTCAGCAGTAGTTTCGCCGCCATTTACTGGATCAAGAAGCGCGGAATTATGCCGGGTCTAACTCTTTCCAATGAATTCATCAGTAGAGACGAGGCACTCCACGCCGAATTTGCGATTCTTCTCTACAATAAGTTGTACCAGAAAATAGATAAATCCAAGATTGCGGAAATTGTGAAAGACGCGGTTGAAATCGAAAAGGAATTCATTACGGAATCGTTGCCTTGTCGCCTCATTGGGATGAACGCGAAACTGATGACCCAGTACATTGAATTTGTGGGTGACCGTCTTTGTTTGCAACTGGGGAATGAGAAGATTTACAATAGTGCGAATCCGTTTGATTTCATGGAACTTATTAGTTTGGAAAGCAAGTCCAATTTCTTTGAACGCACTGTATCCGAGTATGCGATGGCGAACAAAGAGGTTGCTGGAAACGAGTTTTCGCTTATGTGCGAGTTTTAGAACTTGTTAAAGGAACTTATCGTATTCAAAAGGAAACATACAGTTTCCTTTTGAAAAATTTAAAATTTATTCATATATTATATATGCCAACATCACCGCAATTTCCGCCTCCGCAAGCTTCGCTGAATCCATTTATTTTAATTAAAAATCATGATATAAATGGGTTAAGAAAACTTCTTGATGAAGGGTTGAATCCAAACATTGTTGAAAAGAATGGGCATACTTTACTTGTGACCGCAATACTTTATGATAAGTTTTTTCAAGACTTTAGTAATGGCAATATGACATCGCTTCTCTTAACATATGGCGCTAATATAAATAAACTTTCATTTAATAGTCTCCCAATTTGCTATGCATTCAGCAATAAAGAAAAAGATTCTTTCGAAATGGTTAAATTATTAGTGCTCAATGGTTCAAATATCGGAACATACGCAGGCAACCCACTAAACTTAGTGATTCGAAAAGCAACAAATAAATATTGGGCAGATATATCAAGATTTTTAATTGCCCACGGAGCGGATATGAAACCAATTTTGCGTGAAGATTACGCATCGGACCGCAAAACAATAAAAGCAAAATTTCAAAAAATTATTAAACAATATACCCCCGAATTAAAACACGTACCTCTTCATAAAAGTAAAATACCGACCGAAGCGTTTAATCCAATTCAATATATGGATGAAAATATTGATGAATTTTTAAAAGAAGACCCAGAAAACAAAATATTAAAATTTGGAGATATATACACTGCCCTTAATGCCAAGGATATGCTTACTAACTATTTTAACGAAGAAGAACGATATAAAAATACATTTTATCCTTGTTCTAAAACAGGACATAGTATTATCCCTGATAAAACAACGGTTGATTTATTAAAACCTTTATTTCCATTGGAGCGTTTTACGCAAGTTTCTGGATTTTTATTAATGTATGAAATTAAGCACGCGTTAAATTCGCAACATCCGTTTATTGAAGTTTTAGTTGATGAATCGACGGATATTGTTGCAAACACAGCTGCACAAATGTTGGGCGCGAATCCAAGAGCAGTTAGTTCGAACCATTGCCAAGCTGGCAAATCAAGTAAATTGTATCGATTGGCATTTGCAGATGTTGATAATTCTGCTATGGTTCCTAAGGAACCGACCTGCAAAGCAGGTGAAGAAATGAACCCTGCAACTGGCCGGTGCCGAAAGGTGTGTTCAGAGGGGACGGTCAGGAATGAAAAGGGAAGATGTGTTAAAACCGCAAATCAAAAGACCTCAAAACAAAAGACCGCAAATCAAAAACCCGCAACTCAAAAAGTTCCTCGTTGTCCCAAAGGAACACGCCGAAATAAAAAAACTGGTCAGTGTGAATAAATTTACTCCAAATACTTTTTAAACAATTTTGTAAAATTTTTCATCGACTTCTCTCTTTCTCCCAAATCCATATTGAATTCGGTGATGTCCATATTCACCACGTTCAAATTCTTCATTATTTTGTCAACGATGGGCTTTACAGCTTTTGTTTTCACACCGTTTGGTGCGGTTGTCCCCGTGCTTGACATTTCCTCTGGATCCAGTCCGTCCACATCAAACGAAAAGTGGAGCGGGTCTTTTCCCGCAAATTCTTTAATTTTCGCATAAACTTCTTTTGGGTTCTCATTGATTTCTTTGGACCGAATAAACTTGATTTTCTTCTCTCTAAGAACCACTTTCTCTCCATCATCCAAATCGCGAATCCCCAAATAAAGAATGTTTTCGAATTTGAGATCGGGAACCGTATAGAGGAATGGAAACAACTCGTAATCGTTGTCTAAACTTGTGAGAAACGCCAGAGGCATTCCATGCAAATTTCCACTGGGCGATGTTTTGCGGGTATTGATGTCTGCGTGGGCGTCAAACCAAATGACCTTGAGTGCGGACCCATGTTTTTCTAACGATGCACCCACGGTTGCAATGGCCATTGAGTGGTCACCACCGATATTGATGGTGGGTTTATTTGTCTTCATATTTGCGGTAAACAGATTTTGCAGATTATCTGAAAGAAGTTCATCGCGAAGCTTACTCAACGGTTCTATCGTGCTGTTTTTTGTTTTTACTAAGGTTCCGTTATTACCAAAAAACTGGAATAAAAACTTGCTTGTTGTGTCTACGCCAAACTTTCTCTGTCCCATCATACTTGGAAAATATATACGATGCATTATATATTTTACGTGCTATTTTTTTAATTCTTTTTATGAATTGTTTTCACCCTTTTTTGATAACTTCAGTTTTCAACTTTTCCAGATAAAGGATCGCGTCCATGTGTTCTTCTTGGGCATGTTGAATCCAATCCAGTATGGATAAATCGTCTCTATCCAAAGTTGTTCCATACTTTTGTAAACCAACATTGGACCGCCCAATGAAAGCAGTGATAATGCTGTTTACAATCGAGTCCGCACAATATGGTGTAATATTCAAAGGAGGGGGTCCTACGGGGTTTCCTACGGGGTTTCCTACGGGGTTTCCTACGGGTTGCGGGATAATTGCAATCTTCTGGTCCTGCGACAAATCACTGTATCCTTCCTGCTGGTATCCCAAATAATGATTGAACATATACCACTGCGATGTCGGCATAATGGTTTTCCACAGTATATCATTCTGGTAAACCCAGTGCTGTTTGGTTGAAAACAGATTCTCCACATTGGCCTTGAACAAACTGCTTAATTCCAACATCATCGGGCGATTTACCAAATATCCCGCACCATTGCCCGAAGAGGATATTCTAGAAATGAGCGAATTCGTGTTTTCGGAAACTACCGCGGCACACGTGGTGAACATGAGCACATCCCAGTTCAGTTTTAGTTCAAAAAATGCCTTAATGTCCTGGTGGATTTTCTCTACATCATCAATAAAAATAAAGTCGTCTTCCAATATCAAAACATTTTGCAAATCCATATTGTAGGCCATTTCCAATACGTTTGCATGACTTAATAAACAACCCGAATTGGGACAGCCGTTGTAGGAAGACGCGGAGAAGCGAATGATTTTGTCTTGGGGAAACCCGACACGCTCAAATTCATGCAAAATGGATGATTTCCGATCGGTCCGCGCGTCCATGTTGATATAGATGATTTTTTCGATTTGTTCCATTACTATTATTAATCGATTGTTTTTATGTTTATTCGATAAAAATAAAAATGATTACACGTATTTTGGCAACGCATCAATATCTATGAAATGATTTGGCGCTTTTTCACAAACATATTTCTTGAAAATGGATTGTTTCAACTGGTCTCGGGGAACCAGATTGTTCACCGTTCGCGCAATCATCTTATACAATTTGAAGTCGGGGTATCTCTCTTGACCACTGGGTTTGTAAAGGACGCTTTTGCCGTGGTCGTCGGTGCACCAGGAATCCACCAGTTTCTGCAACGGGGTCTTCACTTCATCATCTCTGCACACCGTGTCGTAGAGAGAACACCCAAGACGGCACAAATCAAAACTAGGATTCGGGTCAATGCGCGGTTTCTTCTCATTCAAATAAGGCTCGCAATTATACTGGGTCGCCGCGTCGCCATTCGGTGCAAAACTGTCACTGCAAAATGTTTTACCGTTGAATCGGTAAATGGATCTTCCAAAATCAATCAACTTGAAAATGCGACCATTGGTCGGGACTTTGTAGCAAATCCCGTCAATCCGATAGTATAAAAATTCCTCCTTTGTCTCTACATACATAATATTGTTTGTGTGCAAATCATTGTGGGTGAAATCAAAGACACTTTGGTAACTGGCTAATACCAAAACAATTTGCAAAAGTGCTTCAACAAAACTGTCGTCTTTTATTTTTCTCTGCATAATCAGTTCATCCAATGTGCCTTTGCACTTCTCTTGGAAAATAAGCTGGACAGGAAACTCGTTCAAATAACTGAACAATTTTTCATCTTCCTCGAAAATGGAACTGCCGGAACTAGTCGACTCCTCTTCTTCGTTTTCATTTTCAGATTCGGTCTCCCAATCGGACTCACTTGTGTCAGACTTACTTGTGTCGGAGTCGGAGTCACTCGACTCGGAATCACTGCTGTCCGGTTCGTTTTCGATTTTATTTTCATATTCCAAAGAAGCCTCTTCTTGTTGCAAAGCATTGTCCAAAGGATCCAAAGAGTCCAAATTGTCCAAAGTATTGTCTAGCTCCAATTCCACCTCCAATTCCTTGATACTCAACTTCTTTTTATTGGTTCTGGAACCTTCCCCGGAATATTCTCGCAAAATAATGGACGTGTCTTCGTCCACTGTGAAATGCTTGTTCAAATTGTTTGTGAAAAACGGGCATTTTGTCAAGAAATCCAGGTCGTCCACGATATCATATTTGAATCCTCGTTGCACGGCAATCACCGACCCGTAGTACTCCACGCCATGAATCCACTCATGCGTCTCTTTCATCATCGAGGTTAAATAGGAGAAAAAACCGTCTACATAAGATGAATTGTTGACATCCAACACTTTAGGTAAACAAGAACCAATGGTTGAATCCAGTTTAGGAAGTGTTTTGAAAACGGGAGTTTCTAAATCATACTTGCCCCGCAAATAGTTTAGTGGATCCAGAAGTGGAGAGAACTTGACAAAGATATCTTTTTCCACCTTTATGTCATTCTCGTCAACCACCGTTTTCAAATCGTGGATGTGGTATTTATGGTTCAGTGCAATCCGGTTGTAATTGGTTTCGTCCATTTCGAAAAAACGGCTATACACGGGATTGTAATGCTGGATTTCACTTACGGAATCCAACATTTCTAAATTCATTTTCTTGGCTTTTTTATAAAAAATACTGAATTTGTTATCCATTTATATTTTACGCTAAACATATTTTTAGCTATATTGAACTAATCGACAAGTCGTTTCAAAACGCCATTTATTATCTTTCTTTTACATATAATATTTATTTCATAAATGACACTTGAATTAAGAAAATTTGATATGCGCGCAATCACGTTTGACCCCAAAGAAAATAAGGGACCCGTCATTGTTTTGATCGGGCGTCGTGATACGGGCAAAACCTTTTTGGTTAAGGATTTGCTATATCATCACCAGGACATTCCCATCGGCACCGTCATTTCCGGGACAGAAGCCGGTAACGGTTTTTACGGAAAACTGGTTCCCAAACTTTTCATCCACGAAGAGTACAACAGCATTTTGATAGAGAATGTTCTAAGGCGTCAGAAAACGGTGATGAAACAGTGCCAGGCCGAGATGGAAACTTACAAGAAGTGTTCCATCGACCCGCGCACTTTCGTGATCCTGGATGATTGCTTATACGACAGTAGCTGGACCAAAGATAAGTTGATGCGGTCCTTGTTCATGAACGGTAGACATTGGAAGGTGATGTTGATCATCACGATGCAATACCCATTGGGTATCCCGCCCAATCTCCGCACCAATATTGATTACGTTTTTATTTTGCGAGAGAATTATTTATCCAATCGTAAAAAGATTTGGGAGAACTATGCGTCGATGTTCCCCACACTGGAATCGTTTTGTACCATTATGGACCAGACCACCGAGAATTATGAGTGCATGGTGATATCCAACAACGCCAAATCCAACAAGATTAACGACCAAGTGTTCTGGTACAAGGCGGCGGACCGCCCCGATTTCAAATTGGGATCCAAGGAGTTCTGGGAATTATCGAAGAATTTGGCAGACGATGATGGAGACGAATATGACCCAAATGCAAAGAGAAAGGCAAAGGGGAATAATATCATGGTGAAAAAGACCACAGGAAAGTGGTAAATCGCTTAATAAATTATCGCTTAATATTTTATTAAGCAATAATAAACTTAAAGACAAAATAATAAATACTATATAAAATGCAAACCCTAAATATAGTTGAACTTATTGAAACAAATCCAATTTGCAAACTTTCTTCAGAATGTAATAACAAATTATTGACAAAAATTACAGAAAAATTTACAAATTTTGAACAACAAATGTTTATAAGCAGTTTTTATTGTTATCTGAATTATGATAAAACTTTGGATTTTGTAGTTGATTTGGATAAAATCTGGAATTGGTTAGGGTTTTCTTCAAAATACAATTCAATTCGTGTTCTTGAAAAAAATTTTATAAAAAATGAAGATTATACAGAATTATCGCTTCTCCAAAATGAGAAGCGAACAAATATTAAGGGTGGGCAGAATGCAATAAAGTTTATGTTAACGGTTCGTTGTTTTAAATCACTTTGTCTCAAAGCACAAACAAAAAAAGCTTATGATATTCATGAATACTATTTGAAACTTGAAGATGTTGTCCATGAAATATTTGAAGAAGAAACAAAAGAATTAAAAGAAAAATTATTACAAAAAGAAAATGTCATAACAGAAATTAAAGAAACAACTCAACAGATATTATTGACTACCAAGAGAGAAAGTAAAAAAGAAATTGAAAAAGCAATCGTGCAACAATTTCCAGTTAATACCGAATGTATTTATTTTGGCACGATTGATGACACAAATGAAGCAGGTGAAACATTAATAAAATTTGGCCATTCAAACGATTTGGGGTCACGTATTTCATACCATCATACAAATTCATATAAAAATTTTAGTTTAGTAAATGCTTTTAAAGTTCAAAATAGAACTGAAATAGAAAATCTTATTAAAAATTATCCAAAAATTAAAAACCATTTGCGTAAAATTAACATAAATGGAAAAAATAAAACCGAAATTATTGCATATGATTCAAAATTTACTATTGATAGATTAACGTATTATATTAAAGAAATCATTCATTCAAGAACATATAGCATTGAAAATTTTAATAGATTACTTATTGAAAATGAAGAAATTAAAACTAAAAACACAGAATTATTACAGAAAATAGATATACAACATAACAAAATTAACGACCAAACAATAGAAATAAATGAACTAAAAGAAATAATAAAAAAACAAAATGAAGAACTTAGAGTTATTGCAGAAAATAACAAGTCGGTGTTTGAAATACCAAAAGAAGATGATTTGACAATAAAATTTAATGAGTTTATAAACAAAATGTGTATTGTAAGAAATGACGTGGAAGAGTCTTCTGTTAATATGGAAGGTCAATTTCGCATTTGGAATAGAGAAAAACCAAAAAAAGAAATATTTCACGCATTAAAAAATTATTTAGACACGCGATTCAAACCGACACGACTTACAGTGCAAGATAAGGGCCAAATTGTTTATGGATATATTGGAGTTAAATTAAAAGAAATTAATTATAAAAAAATATATCCATCTCCTGTTCCAATTGAAACATTTATTTTTCAGGTATGTAAATTTACACCAAATGGAAAAATATTAAATTCTACGTTATTAAATGAATACAAAAGATGGAAACAAAATGTTAATATAAGCGAAACCGAAGATGATATGAAAGAAATAAAAGAATATTTAAACAAATCCGAGTATGCAATTAAAGCAACCGTATGGACTACGGAAGGTTCAAACGAAGGATATTATGGAATAATGTTAAAAACAAATGAATATAATCATAAAAAAACATCATCCACTGGGAAAAAAGTAGAAAAAAGAGAATTAAAAACAAATAATTTGATTTGCAAATGGGAAACTATCGCAAAAGCGTCAGAATCCGAACAAATGTCTACTGCAAAAATGAGTAGAAGCATAAAAAATAAAACAATTTTTAATGATTTTTTTTATTGTTCAGTTTAGCAGTGTCCCCTTCCCTTTATTTGAAAAATGTTTTATGCTTCTTAATTTGAGAAGCATAAAAAGAATCTATTTGCAACTGACCCATATTATAAAATTGATATAAAAATTTACACCATCACAATAAGTAATTATAAAAATGTCTTGTTGTTTATGTATAATTATTATTGTTTTGGTGTTAGTAGTCTTGAATGAAATTGGAAAATATGTAAATGAGGACGGTGATATAATATTAACACCCAATCAGCTGCGTGGTATGATTGTTGAAGACATTGTAGAAATGCATTATTCAAGTATTTATGATACCGTTATTGATGGTGCAGTAAAAGGAAAAACTACTTTATACTTTACTATTATGTGTAAAAAAAACGAAGGCACCTGCGAAAATTATGACGGATTCCAAGTATGGAGTCGGCGTATATATGGGGACTCAAAACCAAATATTAACAAAGAACTTGTAAAAACACAGCTTATCCAAAAATTACAACGTTCGTTTCCGGGGAGCAATATTACAAAGGGTTATAAAAACTGTTGTGACCAATACAGAATAAATTGGTGATATGGCTTCATAAGAAAAGCGGAAACCGTAGGTTTCCCTTAACTTATAAAAAAGTGGTCTTACCATAATCCACTTTTTTTCCCGACGACAACAGGGGGCGTTGCGAATACCCATTGTCTTTCAAAAACGCCTCCATTTTTGTAACCAAATCCCCCATTAAAGCGGTTTCCTTTATCGTCGACAAGAAAGCATACGTCATGGCACCCGACGCCATTTCTTTACCATTGATTGGCGCCACTGTATCCGCGCTGAGTTGCTGATCCGTGCACCCACTTATCATATACACATCACCCGCAGTTTCCGATTGATTTGTATTGTCTGGATATCCATATGTATATCGCAAATCCAATATAGTTCCACTAAAACAACAGTCAAAGATCGCCACCAATTTTGCGCCAGGTTTTAATGTATTGCGAATCATCCGATTGAGTTCATCGTCTAAGATGCACATATTCATTGCGTATGCGTCTATCGGCATAATGCATTCATCCTGACCGTCGGTCTCATCCTTGTTAAAATCCACCGTCTGTGTTCCATGACCGCTAAACATAAAAAACGCGGTGTCTCCAGCAACGGTATTTGCAAGGAGTGTTTGCAGACCTTTCAATATGTTTTGTTTCGTCGGTTTTTCGGGCGTTTCGTCGTTTAACAACGTTACATCGGTAAAATTATATTTAGTTTTGAGAAGGTCCTGCACATTTTTGGTGTCATTGATGCACCCATACAATTCGTTTATGGTTCCGGTATAGTTGATTCCGACCAAGAAGGCCGTTTGTTTTTTTGCGGTTGTTATCTCTGGCTTAAGTTTTTTTAAAGTCGCATTTGCTTCGTTCATTGCGCGAGTAATTAGCACTTTTTTTAACGCATTGCTTACTCGCATCAAATTTATTTTGCGGATTGCGGCATTCAATTGGGCCTGAAGTAGAGAAACAGTTGCATTGTATTGTGCGGACATTATATATATATATATACAAGATAAAACAAATAAACAATAGAATCATTCTTTTTACATAATGGAATTGGCAGAAGAATACGCAAACAAATACCCCGAAATGTTGATATATCTCGAGGATTTGAAAAGCATCATAACCCAGCATATTTGTTCGGACATTTTCGAAGGAAACTGTTTTTACCACCATAATTCTCTCCGAGAATTCCCCGAACTCTATGCAAAACAGCTGAATCTTTTTTGGTGTGGAAAACAGGCCACTCGCATTTGCGAAATCGGTTTCAACGCCGGACATTCATCGATGCTTTTGTTGCTAGGGAGAAACCAAGACCCGTTGCAATTCACCGTTTTCGACATTGGACACCACCGTTATACGCCCCCCTGTTTCGACTACATTCAGCAAGCATTTTCACATGTTCAATTCGAATATGTAGAGGGCGATTCCACAATAGCAATGCCCGAATGGATAAACGCGAACCCAGAGATGAAATCCGCATACGATTTGGTTCATGTAGACGGCGGTCATTCCGAATACTGTGCTTCCAATGATATGAAGAATGCGGACATATTATTGAAAATGGGCGGAATTATGGTGATTGACGACACCGATGCACCGCAGATAAATAACCAGGTTGATATCTATCTTGCATCCGGCAGATATGTTGAACTTCACGTGTTAAAAACATTTGGATACCCGCACCGAATTATACGGAAGTTCAAACCCGATAGTAAATAAGCATATAATACCCTTTCGAAAAGTTCCACGTAAGAAGTCGCCCTTCGTCTTTTGACCCCTTGAACTGCCACTTGAATTCGGTGTTGATCTTGTCTTTCCAATCCATATAGGTCAGTCGATGAAAACTCATTCCGTCGTAGGCCATCTCCTTCTTCTCGCACGTCAACAACGAAGAGAAATGGTTTTTCTCCGTGTCTCGAATGATGCAACTATCCAGCACATATTTTGCACCATTCATTGTAAAATTCGTTTCCTTATTTGGCGTAGGTGCGTCGTCATTGAAAAATTCCAGAATAATCACATCGGGCAAATCACTCTCCAACTTGTCTTGGACTTGGAAGTGCCAACTGGGCCCGCAATCCTGGACAAACAATACGCGTAAATTGTGATTCCCCAGATAATTGATTAAACTTAAATAGTAACGAACTGGGTTCCCCGCTTCGTCCACGTCGCGAATGTATGCCCGGTACTCTTCCGGCACAGAATCGTAGATTTGCTGGATGATGGCATTCGTGTTTAAAATATACGCGTATTTGTTTCCCGTTAAGCACGCGTCAATGGCGTAATTGAAAAGCGCGAACCCGTCTCTCAACACTTCCGGAATCGGGTTCCCGCCCTTCTGTTTGCCCTCGATCATCATTTGCCTTAAAAAATGGAAGAATTTGCGTCCCTTATCCGAGATGAACAATGACACGAACATCGTGTTGAACCAGCAGTTCGCAAGTTCCTGGATGGGCGGGACAACCCGGTTGGGGTCCACATGTTTATTTGCCTTGAGATTTTTCAGCATGTATTTTTTGGCGACGGGGTCATTGTATAGGTAGCACGTTTTTTTGCCAGACGCATTTGGCACACCAATTTTCAGAGGGGCTTTGAGTAAGAAAGCACGCTCATTGTTGCAATTCAATACCTCTTTTCGTTCAACCGATTTCAAAGAAACCAAGTCTTTATTAATGGATGGACTATACGACGATTTTATCAAACTGTTATTATTAATTTCTTCGCTGATTTTCACAATTTTTTCAGGCGTCCGATGAGAGAGAAGCAGGGCATCTGTGCGTTTTTTTGTTTTGTTGCGTTTCACTACTTTCTTTTTATTTGTTTTTTTTTCTAAACCGACAGTCATTTATTATATGGGTAGATTTTTTGGTTAAGGTTTGTTTTTCAACGTAATACACCGGCCCGTTTTTTCATTTCTCACTTTTCCTTCCGGACAAGGTTTTACCGTTTTTACGGTAATGCAACGGCCCGTTTTTGGGTTCCTCACTTTTCCTTCCGGACAATCCTTCGATTTTTTAGGTGTTGTTTGTTTAGTAATGCAACGGCCGGTTTTTGGGTTCCTTACCTTTCCTTCCGGGCAATCCTTCACTTCTTTTTTTGTTGTCTTTAATATGGGCTTCGATAATTTATCGTAAAATGACATATATATATTACCTAAATGGTTAGTGCCTTTTTTGATGCTTTTTCCGTCTTCGGATACATGGGCACCCCAAATCATATCCGATCTTGAAAAATGAACCAATATAATATTGTTCTCTTTTGCAGTCTGCACAATTTTGCGAATTTCGGGATGTCTCTCGATTTTGGACGCAACCAATTTTGTGACAATTTCGATTTGTTTTTTGTCCCAACAGCCGTCGCGATCAAAGACGACGCCTCGTTTTGCCATTCCGCCTTTTCCACCGGATTCTTTTGCACCTAAAGCATCTTTTTTCTGGTTTTCTTCGCGCACAATTTCAAACAATTCGGGTTTATTGGAACAGTATAAATATTTGAGTGCTTGATACGCGTGTTCGGCGGTTCGATAAACAAATCCGTCGTATTCAACATCAAACTCGCTGAAATTTGACAAATCGCGCATCGAAGTTGGGGAAAAAATCGAACCCGCAGGAAGCATCTTCGCCTTGGAGTGAAACTGCATAATTGTCGTCATCGCGTTATATAGATAGTTGTAGATTTAATTATTCACTGGTATAAAATATTTTAGTAAATTGCTTAGAAAAAATAACAATATAATTTATATGAAAGGTAAAACCATCATTATTGGTGCCGGTGTAGCCGGTTTAACAATCGCGTCCAAAATCCAAAACGAAGACTACATTATTTTAGAAGCAAGAGAACGCATTGGCGGTCGCGTTTTTACAAACGATAAAAACATCGACGACGGCGCGGCGTGGGTGCACGGTTTGTGCGACAATCCTTTGACAAACTTGATATTGTCAGACGACCTTATTCCGGTCGCCGAATGCAACCCGTGGATGCATTCGGAGAACGCAAACATCGATTATTATTTAGGTGTAGGTGAACTACGTTCCCCCATAACTCCTCCTTATAATACCTCGCTTCGCTCGGAGGCGGAACGCCAACGCCAAGCATTAGCCGAAAAATGGAATGATTTGCTACAGAAAACCAGCGATTTCAACGGTTCCATTGCCGATGTGTTTTCTTTTTTCTCGGAGGACGACGACATGCGAAGTTTTCTCTACATGATTGAAGTCTGGTGTGGCGGGAGTATCCATAATTTACCCGCATCTTTTCTCCAAGATAAATCCGCGCTATTTGGCGACTACGCAGGTTCGCACTGTTTGTTCAAGAAGGGAGCAAGAACGTTAATCGACTCATTGTCTTCCACCTGTATTGGCAAAATCATTTGCAACCAGATTGTCACAAAAGTGGTTTATAAAATCGGTGAAGTCGAAGTGCATACAAGAGAAGGTGTTGTCTACAAATGCAACAAATTGTGCATTACAGTTCCGCCTGGGCCCTTAAAAGACATTGAGTTTGACCCGCCGTTGCCCCCTTCAAAAGTAGACGCACTCGCACATATCAAAATGGGTTCTTACAAGAAAATCCAATTGGAATTCGACGAAGTGTTCTGGAACGATACGCCAATGATACTCACGCGAAATGAAGAGAACGAATACATTTTGTGGAATAATTACATGGTTTCCAAAAATGTGCCGATTCTGGAGGCGATTTGCCCCGCGGACAACGGATTTCGATTCAGTCACAAATCCGACGAGGAAATCGTGGATTCGGTCTTGGACCATTTGAAACTTTACTTTAAGAACGTCCCCTTCCCGAAATCTTGACACATAACAAGATGGGAAGAAGACGTGTTCACACAGGGTGCGTATTCTTACCACGACATGTCCGTAACCGACGCGGACGTTGAGGCAGTGTCCGAACCCATCAATGGCACCCTGTTTTTCGCGGGCGAACATACGGACCCGCTTTATTATGGGTCATTGCACGCGGCCTATAATAGCGGGGTCCGCGTATTAAGAGAGATGATGAATCTGTAATTATTTTTTTGGAGAGATGAGTTGCAGTGCTTCCGCCTCCGTTTGATACCCCTTGTTCCACCCGTGGTAAAAACACGTGTCCATTGTTTCTTCGTGTTCTACCGCAAATAAGTGTCGATCTTCCATTTTCGGAACCGATTTGTCCAATAGGTGGCACGCAAACGTGAAAAAAAGGTCTTCGTTGCGCAACTTCGGTTTTGGATCCACAAGGTCCCACGAAACTTTCTGCAAACAATCCAGCATCTCGGATTTTTTCCGCAGAGAACATCCGCCATTGATTGCGACCCCTTGCACCACGTTGTCTTCCGATAACCAAATGCAATTTGCACCGCAAAACGCATAGGTCAAATAAAGGGTTTCGTCAAACATTTTATACATATAACAATCTTTCTGGAATACCAAAATGTGTTCGCCCGGGATGAAATCCCAGAATTCGGATGACATCAGTATTCCATTGTAGGTGTCGACGTCAATGTTTGGTTCGTCGTCCTTGTAATGGATTCGAGACTCGTTGATGTGAATCAGTTTACACCCCTGAAACTCGACGGAGTCCGCGTATTTTTCATGGGTGACAATCACCAAATTCCATCCACAGGGGTTCAAATATTGCATAAAGTTTTTGATGACTCCGACCATCAGTTTGTCGTAGCGCGGGTCCATGATGACCGCGACTTTTTCAGAATGGGGGTGCCATATTACATCGATCGGTTTCTCTGCAAGGGACAATAGAGAAGTTTCATAGATATCTTTCATAAAGTATTTTATAAAAATATTTTATGTTTTTATTTACATTCTTAATATTTGATGTCATTAAAATCATTGGGATTCCATTTAAAATCTGTTGCTAGCGAAACTTTTCCATATAATACCACAGGTGTTGATAAGGAAGTCCATTCAGTGATTTCATTGCTTTTCACAGCATCCCCGGAATCAAGATGTCTAACTGTGATATGCAACATTTCATTATTTTTATCATCCTTTACAAAAGTAATTTGTTTATCCGTATCCGTTAATGTTGTCATTGATGCAACTTTAAGTGCCTTTGCCTTAAGATTTAAACCGGCTTGATCGCATACAATTTTTACGGATGTTCCAACAGAAGGGTCTTCTGGCAAAAATCCTTGGCCAAAACGTATGGTTACATGGTGACAAGAATTATAAACCTGAAATCCAGGATGATCAAATTTTTCACTCTTAAGATATTCTTGAGATTTATTATCCAAAACTACGCCAACCATAAAATGAGCACCCCCTCTTTGTTTCCTTGTTCTTTGTTTCCTTGTTCTTTGTTTCCTTGTTCTTTGTTTCCTTGTTCTTTGTTTTCTAAAACTTTTCATTGTTATAATATTATCTAATATTTTTACTAAATATTTATAAACAATTTATAAATATTTTATCCATAATATATAAATGGCGTGCACAAATGAAAAGTTGGAAGAGTTTTCATTGGAACATTTTACATTCATAAACCAGTTCTTTGGCGACGAGACCGTGAGAGAAGTGATTGCCGAGGTTTTCCCGAATGAAAAATACAAGTTTAAGATTGAAAAGGTGGAGCAAGGTTCGTTCCACCATGTGTTGATTGATAAAAAAGACAAACGCATTTGCAGTTTTGAAAAGGGACATCAAAACATGGATGTTGATAAGAATGACACACTGTGTCAGTCGTATTCATTGCTCACCTTCTTGGGCGCGCGAATTAAGAAGGACAAGAAAAAAAAACAGATGGATATGGTGTCGATGTATGAAACTTTATTGGAAGACAAAGATTTCAAAAAAAAACTCAGGGCCGCCATTGATATTCCAAACTCGGCGTGGAAAGATTATTGCAAAAAAGGCGCACCCGCGTTTCAAATAACAGAACGCGCATTTTTTAGCAAGGTGAAACAGGTTTTGAAAAAATGGAGAGAATATGGATACTGGTATTTCATTGGCGATGGAACCTGTCCCGCCGAATAAAATTGAATTATTTATTTATAATAGATAATTCAATCAAAAATCAAAATGAATATTGTATCTCCATTCAATTTATATAAAACCGACAAAACCGAGTTTCTGAATAAAGTGTGCGCCATTTGTTTGGCGGCGCTTTATTACCCGGAAACCGGCGATAAAATGACCAAATGTTGCCGACTAAACTGCAACCACTCATTTCACCAAGAATGTGCGAACCAATTGTTTCTGCAAAACCATAAATTGTGCCCCGAATGCAGGGAACCGGTTCGGACGGTTACAAATGTCAGCCAATCGTTGGAACTGACCATACGCAATGATGCGTTTGACCATAACAATGTTGATGAGGAGTTGCGTCAACAGTTTACGATGTCGGGGGTCAAAGTAGAGGATTATCCATATCACAAAATCGTTTTTGAGAGATGGAGAAACGAAGTGGCCGGGAACGAAGTGGCCGGGAACGAAGTGGCCGGGAACGAAGTGGCCGGGAACGAAGTGGCCGGGAAACTTGGTTAAGGAAACGAAGTTGCTGGGAAACTTGGTTAAAAACTTGGTTAGGATTTTTATTTTTTCCTTTAAAACTTTTTTCTTTTTTTTCTTAAACTTTTTGATTTATTAACTCTTACCCTTTTTTTTGTTATATTTTTTATATGCTTGCCACCTTTTTTAATAGATGTGTCTTTCAAAAACTTTTGATAAAGTGGTACAAGAAAGTCATGCTCCAAAATTTGTTGGATTGCTATATCTTTGATATTGGAATCATTAAAACGAGTCTCATCAACTATATTTTTATTTTTCATATATTTTTTTACACTTTCGCACAGATTAGTAAGGATCGAATTATAACCACCAACCTTCAGTCCGGTTGTTATCTGGTGTACAATGTTTTTCACTCTAACATTATCAGAATCAAGTGTTTTGGGTTTGCTTTTAATATCTATTTGATTTTCATACCAGCTTTCATATCTTCCAATTGATTCGTTTATTGGACGAGAAGAATACTGTTCTCGTTCATCTTCAGTCATTATTTCTTGTTTAAAATAATGGATTAACCAGTTTCGAAATTCGGCATTATTAAACTCACTTGGAAATGGGTAATCAACATATATACCACTTTTGGGAAAATATCCCAAAGGTGCATTCCAATGAATTGGTAATTTACTTTGAACAAAAGATTTCATTTTTTCTCTATACATTATCAAATATTTTTTTCCGCTAAATACATATTAAAAAATCCACTCACCTTCACGATTTGATACCCAAGTATTTCTCTCAAATAATCAAATAACGCGGTGTTTGTCTGACTATTGGACTCAAACAATATCTTGGGATATCCGCACCGAGCAATCGTTTCCATCCCCCCTTGCAACACTTGCAGTTCGTTCTCTTCCACATCCATTTTGATAAATGAAATTTGACCTTGGATCCCGAGAGAATCCAACGTGCGTATCTCAATGACTTCGCTGTTCAAAACTTTGTCTGAAGGCGGGGCGTGCACGGTCGACCCGCCTCCATCATTGCTGACAATGTGCAAAGTCTTGGGGCCATTTTGCGCATGGTTTCCTAAACCCATTCGCAAACACTCCACATTGGTTAATCCGCTGAGCGCTATCCCCCCGCACAACGCATAGTAAGTCATTTTCTGCGGTTCAAATGCAATGACTTTTCCAGAATAAGGCGCTAACGTAATGGCATAACTGCCGGTGTGCGCGCCGATATCCAGGAATACCGCATCTTTCCTGCAAAACTGTTTGCACCACTCAATCAGGTTGTTCTCGAAAAGCCCCCGCTCGGAATAGTAAGTGTGGTTGACCGACGGCATCAAGTAGCTCAGCGGTTTATTGATGAAGAAAATCTGATTTCTCTCGTTGTCATCGGCGGCATCTCTCTCGTCCTTTGTCAAAATAATGTATTTGGTCGACATATAAATGTAAATGCATTTTCTCTTTAATTCGGTTTTACAGTGGCATTAAATGTTCACCCGGATAAGGGATATAAAAACAAACCGCGAGTGTAATCAAAAATGACAGCCCGGTGTAGCCAAACACAGAATGAATTATTGTTAACCAATTTGCTCGAATTTTATAAGAAGGAAGACCACATGGAGAGATTAATGAAAATCATCAATGGAGAATCCGCGGTTTCTCTGCGAATCATCGACTGGTTTGTAACGAATTTTGCGAAAAAGAATTTCACGGTTTACTCCATTCCTGCTAAAAATCGGTGCAGTACCGTAATTAACGGCGAGGAAAACATGGAGCGATTTAAAGTGTTCCATCATTATAAGCTTGAACTAAAAGCTTATAGCAAGGTGCGTTTCGACCCGTTCTCTCGGAGAGAGCGGATCACGATTCCGTATACGAATGATACTTGTTTGCAGACCACCATTGGCCAGCTGAATTTCTTCAAATGGGCAATTGAGAACCAAGTATTGGAGTATATCGAGAATAATTACGACGAGATTGAGGCCGATATGAATTCTCGGAACAGCATTTCGAAGAAAAATGAGGAATCCGAGACCGATAACAAGACACGAAAAAAGAGAGAAGAGTTGTCCGTGTCTGCGTGCAAGACCATTAAGAAAGAATCGGTGAAGATTGTGGTTAAGTTCAACTAAGAGAACCTACGGTTCCCTTATGATCCCTCCCTCAATACTAAGAGAACCTACGGTTCCCTTATGATCCCTCCCTCATTTTTGTTTTGTATAATACAATCGTTTTTCTATCATTGTATTATAAATGATGGATCTATCGAAGCGGAACGTAGTTCTCTTTGGATTATTAACTGCATTCTTGTTAGTTATCCACCACGCATATAAACATCGACCTTGCGGTGAATACCCACTTTATGGTTTGGATCGATATTTTCAGTTATCAGATGTCGGTAATTTTAGGACTTTTAATCACGAGATGTTTGTGATTCTTTTCATTATCATTGGTTGTATTGCATTATTTAACGCCTAGATTTACTTTGGCGTTTGGATTTGCTTTGGCGTCTGGATTTGCGTTGGCGTCTTTTGGAATTACGTCTTTTCGATTTACCACCTTTGTAGCTGGAAACCTCGGCAACACCTGGGGAAATCGACTTTCCTTCGAATCCGTAGCCTTGTCCTCCGCGCAGTTGCGCTCCTCCGCGCAGTTGCGCTCCTCCTCCGTTAATTTTCTCTTGGTAAGCAAACGCATTTCCGCCCAACGATGACGGATAATTTGGTAAAACATTGTTTTGTGACGAAACCATTTTATATATTATATGAAGATATAAAATATAAACGGCAATGATAAAAATTATGAATTTCGACGACGATTGGTTTTCTTTTTTAGATTCGTTTTTTTACGAAGGTTTTTAGATTTTCTATGTTTTTTCATGCCTCCATTAATATATAAATTTGTCGGTTTAGTCCATGTGGCTTCTCCAGTTTGTTCATTGAAATAATAATAAGCTTCTGCATTGTTGTCAAAATATTCTTTCCATTCACAATCATAACCATAATTATGAACATTGTTTTTTATATCATAACAAGAATATGTTTGGCATCCAGGGTATTCATTACTACTACTTCTATTGCATTTTCCGATTAGCGATGGTAGTTTATAATAGTCTTTGGAGTTGGTTTCTTGAGTATAATCAGGTTCTTGACTATAATTGTTCCACCAATCGTCATCGTCGTTACTAAATGTGGACGAAGATGATGGCGATGAAGAAGATAAAGAAGATGATGGTGATGATGGTGATGAAGAAGATGATGGCGATGATAATAATGAACTAAAACTGGGAAGTCTAAATAATGGTTTACCACCGGGGGGGTGGGGTTTTTGACGATTAACTTTATTATTACCGTAGGCTTTTTTAATGTTTTCAATTTTTTTTGAAAAATCAACGGGCATTATATGTTATGTGCGGATAAAATATAAACGTAACCACCAATTCTATTTATGGATTGTGTGGCATTCGTATGTAATTTCCGCTACCTCGATAAATTTTTCGACACGTGCAAAACCTTGATTGACGTCGGCGAATACGACGGTCCCGTCGTCCTCATTGTGGGAAACGATATCAACGTAGACGCATTGAACAAACACCCGTTTCTAAAAAAGAACAAACAAATAATGGTTAAACACTTCCCGGATATTGTATTTCCGAAAGAGGTTTCCGCTAAAATAGACAACACGAATCGCCAATGTGGCAAGTTCGGATACAAACTGTTCCAATACCACAAATACCATTTGTTCACGCCGTTCTTCAAGCAGTGGCGCTACGTTTTCTATATTGATTGCGGGGCGAAAATATACAACAACATTGCGCCCATTTTTAAAACTGCGGAACCAGATACGTTGTTGGCGCATTCGGACGCGTATCCCACGTATCAGTGGAAGCTGAGCTGTCAATTCTTAGAGTTTGATTTGGACACTTTTGATTTGAATACCGACTATTTCCAGTCCACAATCATGTTGTTTGACACGAGCATTATTGAAGACGACACGTTTCAGCAATTATACGAATTGACTGAAAAGTATCCGGTTTCGACCACGAATGATCAAGGGATTTTGAACCTGTATTTTAACTGCATCAAAAAAAAATGGAAACAAATTCGATTGGAAGATGAAACCACTTATTATTACGATTTTTGCGTGCGGAATTCAGACAAACCCTACATAATGACGAAATATTTTGTTTTCAATGATTAAGGGAACTCGTCGTTCCCTTATGATCCCATACTAAAATTACATTTTAGTAAGCGTAGCGGTTGTAAGCGTAGCAGTGAAATCGCCTATGGCCTTTAGCCACTGATTTCCAACACATTCCGAGTCCATATTTTGCAAATCATAGTTGGTATCCGTATTCGAATCAATTTTTAAAACCGGATACTTATAGTTCTCGTGTTCAACCATGTGCATCGTAACGTGTTCCGAAACATTTTTAATGTCTGAGCACCGCGTATCGATCAGCCATTTGCTATGGTAGTCCCTGCATTTCTGCAAATACTCAATTGGAATACCGTCCTCGCCGTTGCGGTTTCGTTTGTTGATTCGGTGAGCGCACGTTTCCGGGTCGGAATCCATATAAATCACGGCGTCCACGCGATAGTCCTGGATAAACTCCGAATACCATTTGTTGTAGATGGAAAACTCCATTGGCTCGACAATGCCGTCGTCGTGCAACATATTCATAAAGATGTTCTTGTCGGCGCACAAAGACCGCTCAATGACAATGATTTCGGCGTTGGGGTTTTCTTTGATGGCGTTTTTGAGAAGAGACAGTCTCGTAATGTACGCCATGACCTGGAATGTAAACGCATATCTTTTTTGGTTCTTGTAAAATTTCTCCAAAATCGTGTGTCCATTCTCGTCGTGAAACTGTTCCCAAATATCAAGGGGTTCTTTTAGAAACAAAATCTTCCCATTGGACAAATAGGTTTCCAAATGTTCAAGAACAGTGGTTTTACCTGCACCAATATTACCTTCGATAGAAACAAGAAATGGACGACTCATTTTATTTGATTTATATATTATAGTTTTTTATTTTCGTATCCTTTTTCTAAATTATTTCAATTTTACGAATAACGGCTACTTAATTTTTGTAAAACCATTATATAGAAATGTTAATGAATATAAAAATGATTGTTTCGGTTTTGATAATGGTGTTTTTGTCGTTGATGCTCCTGAATCATTTCTTCAAGGATATGTTCAAGTTGAATCCATTTTATCGAAACAAAATACTTTTAGAAGGTTTTGATGCTTCGGGAAATGAGACGGCAGAACCGACTGCTCCTGCGACTGCGACTCCTGCAACAGCAACCGCGACACCAACAGCAACCGCAACCGAACCATCTGTAAAAGAAATTCCCGACACGGAAAAATCAACCATTATGGTGGATTTGTTTGAAAAAGTGAATAATCAAATGGATATTATCCGAACCATCAAGCTGAGCGACAATTTTGTCCCAATTAATATTGATAAAACCGCTGCCGAACCGTTTGCGATTTTAATGAATTTAAAGCTGTTAATCAATAATGGAATCTACAAGAACGAAATGGATTTGAAAGAAATGTACAACAAATATATTGGAAACAAAGCCATCCAGGTGTTAACATCCGACATAAACTCGGTCAATATGGAATCGAGCACCAATGTCAACATTGGAAGTTTAGAATCTTCATTTTTAACAAGATGCCAAACTATTGTCACCGCCCACCAAACCATCATTGATAAAATCTTAGAAAACCAAAGTAAAGAATAATTTACAAAGCAAATATATATGGATTATTCAAAATATGTGAAAACGCCGGAAGGCGACGAGTATAATCAAATCATTGAATATCAAAAAGCGTTGAACGGCAACAATTCGTCCGCGCTTGAAGTATCCGCGCCTTTAGGAATGCGGTATTTTTATAATTCTGGATTAAAATGCGATGACTCGAATAATGATCGGTATCTATTTGTGAATTCAAAACTGGAAACCCAAACCGACTATACGGTTTTGGAAAACTGTGATGCAAACTGTAGTACTCTCGATTCTGCCTGCAAATCGTGTCTCCCCAAAAACAGTATCTATTATTCTGCATCAAACGATATGGACCAGATATCACAAAACATAAGTGAAACCGGTCAAAATAGTTGCAAAGAAATGAGAAAAGAAACGATCGATGAAAATGGAAATAAGAAATTTGAAACACGTTATGGAAAAGAAACGTTTGTTGCGCCCAGATTGGACAAAATGGATACCGGTCAACGTTTTTTCATCGGGTCGTTTGCGGTTCTTGGGCTTTTTCTTTTTTACAAAGCATGTTACAAAAAATAAGCGAAGATATTTATCTTGCTTCCTCATTTAATGTGACATATCAAGGAGCCATTTTTATAAAAATATTTAATATTTTTATAAATCTTTTTATAAGCGAAGCGAAGGGGTAAGCGAAGCGAAGGGGTAAGCGAAGCGAAGGGGTAAGCGAAGCCGTAGGTTTCCCTACAGCTTGAACCTCAAGAAGATCTGGTACGCGACCAAAGCACCCATGCACTGAGAAACAATGTAAGGGAAAAGCTCAGTGGAAGGCAATGCACCTGAAGACGCCATCGCCAAACTTACTGCCGGATTGATATGTCCACCCGATGTGTTTTTAGCAAGTAAGATCACAAGCGCCAAGGCAGCACCAATGGCTAAAGGATTGCCGGTGGCCAAAATAACATAAACGAAAAAAATGGTTCCTAAAAACTCAACAATATAGTTGTACATCTCTAAATATATCTTAAATGAAGATTTTTATCATGTAGAACACTTTATCGAACAAACGTGATGTGGGAATAGGCCGCGTTGTTGTATCCACCCTGGGACAAATCGTTGTAATTGCGGTTGTTCGCCTGTTGTTTCTTGAATTTGATGTACTCGGAGCTGTCGGCAACAAATTTCACGTTGCACGAAGACGCAGGAACGCCGGTTGCGTCCGGCTTGGACCAGATGGAACCAATGAGTCTGGCGTAGCCGGGTCTGCTTGCGTTCGTGGGATTGGGACCGCCCGACGAATAATTTTTGCGACTTAGGAAATCGCCACTGTTATTGACGGCGCGAAAAGGGGTGATGACACGGGCATTATTATTGACAGTTCCCGTGGCGTATGCGGTGTTCCATCCCATTCTCAGAACCTTTCGCATCCCCACGAGCTCGGATGTCTTATAGTTTGTCATCGTTTGCTTGCTGGAAAATCCCTGAAAAGGTCCACCGAGATTTGAACTACTGGTTTGCTTAGATAACGTAGAAATCATAATATATATGTTATCCAGAAAAAGAAACCTACGGTTTCTCTTTGACTCTTCCCTTACTAAAAAAATTAAAGATATATTAAAAAATGCTTTGAAAATTTACTATAAAGGAGGGGTCATAGGGGAACGTAGTTCTCCTAGAACATCTTGTGAATGGCTACATATACGTCTTGTAGTTCTGTGCAAGCTTCAACCAGGTCCTTGGCGATTTCATTTTCGCTCACTTTATGTAAATAGGCGATCCGAACACGACTGCTCGAATCGTGCGGGTGCAACTTCTTAAATGCGCAAAAGTTCAGCTTTTTATTGTCTTTTGAATTGTAAAAATGTTCGTACAAATAGTATTCAAGCGCCTTTCCTAAAGTATAATCTTCATTCTCCAAAATGACATCCCAACTATTTTCCATAGTAACCACACTCGGCTCAATTGGCACATCATTTTCCTTGACTTTCTCCATAAAATCGATGATTTTCCCTTGCATAACAGCGCAAGCTTTTTTCACAATTTCATTGTTTGAATATACACCCACCGATTCAACCGAAAAATCAAAGCTGTCTTTCGCGAAATATCGCTGGGCGTCGAGTATGTAAAAGTTCGTTTTCGAATACTCGATTTCATCTGCGGTTGCACCGTCCGCTTTCATTTTGTTTTCCTTTTCGGACCACGCTTCTTTGGCCTTGTCTAAATCGATGGTGTTACCATACGCACACTTGGAAACCACATTGAACATACTGCTTACCCCCGCATTTGCAATGGAAAACTCGCACGTCAACCGAATTTGTTCGCCGGGCACGTCGCCGATTTTGGGTCTTAATCGGCAAAAGTCGATGTATTGATGGGTTTTTATATCGGGTGGGAAGATTTTTCGGACATCTTCTTTCTTCATTTCTTCATTGGTTTCCTTGTTCTTGATTTTGAAATGTTCGGTCGTGACAAACACAATGTGGTCGGTTTCGTTTTTCTCGTCCAATTCCAAAATGTATTTGCCGGGCAGGTCATCCATTTTTGTGCTGTGTATGGGGATGCAACTGAGACGCTGTTTCAAAATCTCGTTATGTAAACGGCACGTATTTATGTCAATCGTGCAATTGTTGTCTTCGTATGTCTCTGTTCTGAAAACCACGGTGTCGATATCGTTCAAAATAATTCGGCGCAATGCGTTTGCTAAACTGACATTGACGCCGGATAGCGTGAATTTAAAGATACCGGCTTCTTCCAATAAGTTACTAATTTTAGGGTTCATTTTGCTATAATAGGTATATACTATGTTTTTATATTCTTGGATTATAGATTCTTTAAAACTTCAATTTTACAAAGGAACTGTCGTTCCTTTCGGAATCCATACATACAAAAAACCGCAGGTTTTTTGAGTTTGCGCCACCCTAAGTGAAGCAAATAAGGGAGGGGGTTAAGCGAAGCGGAACTGTAGATTCCATTATAACTTGGTCCATGGATACCTTGGCATATTGTCAACACAGTCTGGCACATTCGGGTAATCTTTTCTCAAGAATACGCGACCACAACTTGAACCCATTCTCCCAATGAACTTCAGCTTTCTTGCCATATCCGCGTTGGTCACTTTGCCGTCCACGGTTCCTGCGATTTTATAATCTTCGCCTTTTTCGCATTCTTTGTGTTTGCATATTCCGCGTATTCCTTTACGCACCATCTGTTCTTTGCAATCATAATGGTCGGCCAAAACCTTTTTCGCGTATTTCAGGTCCAGTTTTTTCGCATTCAACAATTGGTTAAGTCGGACGTTACGTGATCCATTGATGGTGGTTGGGTCGTTTAATTCGGTGTCGTCGGTTTCTTTTTTCGCAAGTTCCGGGGTGAACGCGCTGTTCATTCCGTAAAAAAGCCCGTCCTCGGTCCGGGCAATTCCATGCGTCTTTTTCCCCAATTCGAATCGCATGATCTCTCCGCTATTAATATCGCCGAATAACCACGAACATGCATAGTCCCCCGCATTTTGCTTCATCATAATGGAAACGTAGTCATCCAACGTTTTCCCCGTTTCCATCGCCTTGCGAATGCGGAAAAAGTAGGGCACACCCTTTTCAAAATCCGGGATATAATTGATTTTGGAAATGGTCGTTTCGCACCCGATAATCCCCGATTCAGAAATGAACCAGTCGGTTGAACTGCACACTAATCCCGGCAATGTCTGCATGACGAATGGAAACGTATTTGGGGCAGAAGGGCGCATATGCATAACAATGTTGGAAATGAAACCAGAAGCATAGTCGCTGTGGGTGTTGTGCGCCATGAGAATTTTGCCATCAACCGTTTTTGAACCAGTAGCAATGAAGGCACTGCATCTCTGTGATTCTTTTTTTAATCTTTTGTTTAAGATTTCATCCATTGATAAATACATATTCCAGGCAATCAGTTCATCCAGGGAAATCGCAGAAGAACATCCGTCGCGGATTCCACGGAGTTCGTCGAAAATGTTTTTCCATTCATCCGTTTCTTTCACGAGAGAAACACATTTGGAAACGTAATCCGAGAGAGAGATTTTATATACCTCTTTTACCAGGGATTCCATTACTTGTCTGGCTTTCACAATTTGTTTGCGCAGAATCGACCCGTGCTGATATCCCATGTCGTAATATGAACCAGAAACATTGACAGTTATCCAACCCGACGATGACGACGAAATATTTTTTCGGGTCTTTTTGTTATTTCTAGACCGAACTCGTTGGGTCATTTTATAAGAGTTAAAGAGAAATCAATCTATTTCTTTTTAAGGGAAAAGGTTAGGAAAAATCGTAGGTTTGTCCTATAGAAAGAAAATGTACGCGATCATAATAAACATAATGATGTATGGAATCAGGAACAGGAACCACGAAACAGATTCATACCCGTTTTTGCAAAGCAGATTGAGAATCCATGTCCAGAAAAGAACGTACATAATCTTGATGACGAAGACCAAAAAGGTGCTTGTCACACCGCAAGTATAATCTCCTAAACAATATAGGTCGGTGTTTCCATAATTTTGAATGGACATTATAATAATTGCAATCATAGAGACAATGAAGTAAAAGTAGGCGGGGGTGCACCATTTGCGGAGATTCAAAGACATGTTTATATATTTATCCGCAGAGAAAATTATACCATGTAACTTGGCGTTGGAGCTGTTGGATTTGATATTTGTGTGCCGGTTATTTGATTGGCCGAACTGGATGCACCGTTGATCGACCCAAAATTATTTAAAAAACTGCCTCCTTTCAAATATTTGCGGGAATGGTTTTTTTTTCTGCCACCTTTGGTTAACCCACCCTTCATAACGGAGGTTGACATTTGTCTCGACGGATCGTGTTCAAAATTGTTTTGCGGATAGAATACGCGAATTGGAACATTGAAATCGGATCCACCGCGCATCTGATTTCGTTGACTTCGGTTCCTTTGACTTCTTCGAATCCTTCGGTTCCTTTGACTTCGTTTGTTTGCCATAGTATAAACTAATATGGCAAAAAAAATAACCCAAAATATATACCGGTGAAGATTTAAAACCGTCGATTATTCAATATCAACGTGGGTCAGCATATGTCGGCGACAGCAGGGGTCCACCAGTCCCAGGTCGTCCAACACTTCGCCCTCGGCGGTCTTCTTGGTGTTTTCCTTTGTCAAATAAACGGTGCGCGTCAATATGGCGCTGTCTTCGGTTCCCATACTTATTTGTTTTTTTTGCCTTACCTTCTCCAAATAATATCTATATTTATTGGCTAAAACCTTGCCACAAGTTACGCATTTCACTGGAATAATCATTTTGTTATATATTATATACATTTTGTTTATATGCATTTTTTTATTTCAATTTTAAGGAAACCTAAAGAGAACCTACGGTTCCCTTTTAATCCCTCCCTTTTACTTTTAATCCCTCCCTTTTACTTTTATTTATGATTTCCACAAAATAATTTATATGCCGTGTAAAATTCTTCTTCAGTAATATGTTCTTGTCTCTCTAAAATGTAATTCTTATCAAATATATAAGAATCCTCGCTACCCGAGTCAATGTCCATTTCTAAAATATGTTTGACGCAAAATTCCGCGGTTAAAGTTTGTGTGCAAAGCAATACTTTTTTATTTAATCTATCCATGTTTTTTTCCAAAACATCCATGGTATACTTAGTGTGATACAAATTGTTGTTTGTTATTGTCATTTTTTCGGTCATTATCAATTGTTATTATTAAATTAAGTTTATTTTCCTTCAATTTTACGCAAATAATATATAATGGAATATTATAATGGAAGCGGACGATAAATTTATCCAATTTGGATGTTGGAATAATTTGAACACAAAAGTGAAAGACGGTAAAGAAAAACGAATCGGTTGCTTAAACGATGTAATCGATTTATTAAATGATTATTTAATCAATGTTGAAAACAAACCAAAGTTTTTAATTGTATCTGGAGATAATTACTATCCCGGAAAACAAAAAGACCCTGCAGATGAAACAAGAAAAATAAAAACAATTTACCCAGACAAATTGAGGGAAGGGTTTCAGATGTTGCCGAATAACTTGCCAATTTATATGATACTTGGCAACCACGATTTAGAAACAAATACAAAAAAAGAAAATTTGTATATTGAAAATTTAAATACCCCCGAACAAAAAGATTGTAAAATATTAGAATTAGAAATGGCAAGTAAACTGCACAACGTAGAATATAATTTTTGTAAAAATGTTATGCTAAAAAATGGAACAATGGTTTTAATGGTTGACACAAGTATTTACGAAGAAGAAAAAAACAGCAGTAAATATTTGCAGTGTTATAATAAGTTTTTCGAATCGCTTGGACTCAGTTTTACCAGCATAGCACAAATAAGAGAATATCAAATTCAACGAATTACGGAAGCAATTACTGGAAAAGAATTAAGAAATCTCATTATAGTCGGTCACCATCCATTTTTTCAGTTAAAAAATAAAGAAAAAGAAAAAGATAAAAAAAAAGAAAAAGAAGAGGGTAAAAAAAAAGAAAAAGAAGAGGGTAAAGAAAAGGATAAAAAAAAAGAAAAAGAAAAAGATAAAAAAGAAAAGGAAGAAGAAGAAACTGCCAGCACTGTAAAATTCGAAAGTGATATTAGTCATTCTTTTAAACCAGTTATTGCGCACATTTATGGACTACTGGGACAAGCAACCGATTATTATTATTTATGTTCCGACCTGCATTTGTTTCAAAAAGGCAGAATCGAGTTCCGAATAGGTGCGGAAACAATGAGAATCCAGCAATATATTGTTGGAACAGGTGGAACTGAAATGGATCCAGCATTGCCACTTGACTATGCTGAAAGAGTCAAAACGGAGGATGATATAACGTATATATTAGAAGACGAAAAAGCTCAATGCGGATTTTTAGAATGCGTTGTTAAAGAAGAGGGTCTTGTGTTTACCCCAATATTTGTAAATTTAAAGGGCGGAAATAAAAAGACGAAAAATAAAAGGTCGAAACGAAGTAAAAGAACAAAAAAAAGAAGCAAACGAAACAAGAAAACCAAATAATCATTCATCGTAAATCATTCATCGTAAATCATTCATCGTATTATTCATCGCATCAATCCCTTCCGCGCAAATGCGTGCGCGATATTGCTGTTCAACGAATGCTCGTCCAGCAACCCCATATGCGCCCTTACAAACTCGAACTCCACATTCTCACTCTTCGTAAATAATGTGTGCAAAGGTATCAACAAATCTGTATTTTTCATGACCTCGCCATTTGCTTTTTTCCACCCGTTCTTTGCCCAAATCTTAGAATAGTGGATCAATGAATTGATTGTATGTTCGGAATCGGTGTAAATTGTGCACGGCTGTGAATTCAACCAAACGCGTTGAATCACGAGGGCATAAGAGACTGCAAGCAATTCGCATCGCTGGGTAGTAGGGGGAACCCCCAGTGATTCAGGATAAGCCATCGCCAAATTAGGGTGTTCGCCGTTGGGGAAATAAATCCCGATACCACCGCGAATATGTTTATTAAGACCTCCGCGAAGACCCTTGATGCAAGAACCGTCCGTGTATATGCGAATGGTTGAAAATAAACGACGATTAAAATTCATTTTATTTATAATTGTTTAAAATTTATTTTATTTATAATTGTTTAAAATTTATTTATATATTTTATTATATTTTATTTTTATAAGTAAAATAAAATCAATTTTATAAAAATATTTTTATATAATATAAATGAAAGAACAAACTATACTTATTATTTGCTCAATTGTATTTGCCATATTTGGATGGTATTCAGCGAACCAAGAGAACAAAACGCAGTTTGTGAGATTGTTTGATATTCTTCTTTACGGACCCTATTTGGTATTTTTGGTGTTCAGAAATAACTATACGCTGGGTTTTTATGACAAACTATTTATACTATTTTTAGGAATTACTACAATCACCTACAATGGTAGAAATTATTTATATACCACAGAGAAATAAATAAGACACGAAAAAAGAAAAAAAGAATTATATAAATACATATTTGTATAATTTAAGAGGGATCTAATATTTTACACCATAAAGGAGGGATATAATATTTTACACCATAAAGGAGGGATATAATATTTTACACCATAAAGGAGGGATATAATATTTTACACCATAAAGGAGGGATATAATATTTTACACCATAAAGGAGGGATCTAAAGGGAACCTTGGTTCCCTTTGCAGTTGCCATAGCATTTGCCTTGGTAATAGTAGAAATCCTTGTTCCTCAAACTAAAATCGGTATAACTCGCCGGGTTCATCGGTCCATTCTCATTGCCCGCCACGCATTTTTGTCCTCCAATCAGGGTGCAACAACTGGTGGAAGCGCACGTATTCAGGTCCAACGCCCCGCATTTCTCCTCAATCGCAAACTTATCGTTCTTAAATTGCGTGCAAAATCCGCCCAACATTCCCGCAGTATTGTACACGGGGCTACTTTGGGGCAGACGCGTGGTCCTGCTTAAATAAACACTGTCTTCATAATTTGGAACATAGTTGGATGATCCATATTTGTATGCTCCTGGCACATAGTAGAGAACCGGCGAAAAATTGGTGTCAGTGTTCTCTTCGCGAACGAGTTTTCCATCCGCATCGAATGAGTAGTATTTGCCGAGTTCATCGTTGTTTATTTGTTCTTTTTTTGTTTCAGGCATTTTATTGTAATCGGTGTCTAACTTAGTTGCATCATAAGCGGAATCAAACGTAGAAAGTGCGTATTCGGTGACGTCTAAAATCAGGTAGTTTTTTTCATCCATGATGTAGCCCTTTGGCAAAGGAACGGGGGTCTTCTTCATCATGAATTTTGAGTCTTTGGATATGCGATAGTATTTGCTTGATATTTTGGTTACAGGGTCGCTTTCCGGCAACAAAGTGGATTCACTCGGTGTTTGGCCAGCAGGAACTGGGATTTCTTCGTAAGGCCCTTCTTTTAACTGCATATCGGTCGCATTTTTGTAGTATGCAAGTGAGTAAGCCATTTTATCGTTTTTTGGATCGACAATAAGTTTTGTTTTATCACTTGGATTAATCATGTAGCCAGTAGGTATGACCGGTTTCATTTTCCATTGTCCATTGATATCCACTTTATAATACCCTTGAGGTACATCCAATCCGTAGCCGTTTACGCCTTTTATTTTTTTATTTTCTGGAGTGGGGGTTGTATATGTTGCTCCAGGAATATCTTGAGCTACGGATAAATCAGAACCAATGGTAACCATTGATTCTTTATGGTTTCTTTTTCTAAATGTGAAATAAACATATAAAGACGCTAAAATGACCAGCAATAAAAAAAGGACATAGCCTATTTTTCTATAATCCATTTGTATATTTAATATGTTTATTTTAATTATTTGTTTGTAAATATATGCGTTGTAAATATATGCGTTTTTATGAATGTATATAGAATGAAAATTCATTGTTTATTTTTATGTTTAAGGACACGTTTTCTGGTTGGACACTAGTAGTGTTGTTTGGTTGGACACCAGTGGTGTTGTTTTGCTGAAAGAGTCTTGGGTTTGATGCAATGAAGTCAAGAAGTGGGTCCATCGGTTCATCAATAACAAGCTCCTCATCAATAACAAGCTCCTCATCAATAACAGGCTCCTCATCAATAACAGGCTCCTCATCAATAACAGGCTCCGTTACTACGACATGATATATAAAGGGTTCCATCAAATGGTCGACAAAGGGTTGCACAAAGGGTTGCGCAAAGGTTTGCACAAAGGTTTGCACATGGTCGACAAAGGGATGTTGCGCATGGTCTTCTACCGCATGGTCGACAAAGGGTATAGGTTGTGTGGGATTATCACACTCGCAGTCACAATCACTGCTCAAAATCCAAACTAAAATTGGTACGTATATAATCAATATCATCATTTTTCTATCTTTATGCATTTCATTAAATTGCATAGAAAGAGTTCAATTTTAAACTTGTAAAGAATTTACTTTCGTCTTTGTCGACTTTCGTCTTTGTACCAACTTTTTACTTTCGTCTTTGTGTCAACTTTCGTCTTTGTGTCAACTTTCGTCTTTGCGTCGACTTTCGTTTTTGAACGACCTTTGGGTTTTTTATGTTTCTTGGTTCTTTTGTTTTTTTTGGATTGTTTGATATTTTTTTTAGGACTTGAAATCAAAAAGATCGGAAGAGCATTCTCTAAATCATTATCTTCATCTCCCGGAAATTTTAGATAGGCACCCTCGTCTTTTTGATCGTAAGGCAATTCTTCAATCTGCATGTTGATATAATTTCCATCGGTATATTCAACTGAATCTTGATCCATATATATTTACAGCCGAATAAATAAGCGAAGCGGAACCAAGGTATTCAGCGAAGCTTACGCCTTTTGAACCCTTTAATAAGGGTTCATTTTAAGGAGGGGTTAAAGGGGAACGTAGTTCCCCTTAAAATTGAACTCTTTATTCACATTTACACCATCCGCATAAATATAACGAATGTCTTTTTAAAAACTTATAATTCTTGAAAAATGCAACGAACCCGCACGATAAACACCAAACTCAGGCAAACCGTGGAAGCCCAAACCAAGATCATTGAGAGATGTGTCAAGCGAATTGTCGAGCTAGAAACACACATTGTTTCCATCGACCCCACCACAAAAATCAAACCGTTTATTGAATTGGAAACGTCTTCTCTGCAGATAAACCTTAAAAAACTGTTTCAAAACCCGCCACCCATCATTGATTCCAAAAGAATCGAGAAAACCACCGACAAATATTTCCTCCAGAATTTAGAATCCAAATTTGACAAGTTCATTGAAAAGAACCAGCACTTATTGATGCTCTACGATTTGATTGAAGACCTCCTGGATATACGCGACGCAATCATACTCCAGATTGGCCGATTGAAACGCCAAGAACGTTTCAACGAAATGTACAACTTATAAAAACTTCTCTACACAATATAAAATGGAATATACCACTCCCTCCAAAAATATCCAAAAATTCTTAAAAAAAATTAATTTACCGGCGTTCCATTTTTCCGAAAAAGCAGAATCGGTCATTCAAAAACTATACAAACAAGCAACAAAAGCACACGCAATGACCCCAAATTACACCAAAACAACAGTCGCTGATTTTCCCAAAGGGAGCAGTTACGAATATATAGATGACAGTATCAAAACCCATATCGAAAAAATAAAAAAACAAACCACCAAAGTTGAATTGATTGTGCAAGACCGAGTCTACACAATTTTTTTTGTGATTCCAAAGAGAACCCCAAATCATATTGATAAATACGTGAAACAAATCAACACGTGGTTGCAGGTTGCTTCTCTCTATGCGACGCCGGGGTGTTCCAAAACCGTTACGGTCTATCTTTATTTAACAGACTTGAAAAAAAAGTTGCCTGAAAAGGACGGATTCATTTTGGATGCAGAGAATGCAAACACCGCATTCACCACTTCGTGTCAACCCTCAACCGATATTATACTGTATCGCAGAGAAGAATGGTTCAAGGTATTTATCCACGAATCGTTTCACAACTTGGGTTTAGATTTTACAGATAAAAATGTCAAGAAAAAGTTACAGACGATTTTCCCAGTCCAGTCTGAATTCAAATTGTACGAAACCTATACCGAAATGTGGGCGGAACTGATGAATATCATTTTCATCAATGTTGCGAAAAACGGGATTCATCAAAGCTTGTCGCAAAGCTTGTCGCAAAGCTTGTCGCAAAGCTTGTCGCAAAGCTTGTCGCAAAGCTTGTCGCAAAGCTTGTCGCTAGATATCCAAACAGAACAGAAATTTTCTCTCTTCCAAACCGCGAAAATCCTCGACCATTTTGGAATGACATATTCGGATATTTTTCATGAACAAAACCACAAAAAATACAAAGAAAACACCGAGATTTTTTGCTATTTTATTTTGAAAACATTGTTGCTTTATAATTGCAACGATTTCATTGAATGGTTGCACGACCACCAAAAACCGGTTCCTGATAAAGTCCACAAGTTCATAGAAGATTTAATTATACCAAGATATAATGAAATCGAATTTATCCAAAAAATAAATGAAATACAACAACAGCAAAAACAAGTATTCACAAATAATTCGTTCATTGGTGCCACTTTGCGAATGACCGCATTGGAACAATTACTGTGATTTGGTCAATTCCTCCATCTTCTTGCGCAATTCCTCAATTTGTTGTTGAATGAGGAAAATGGTTTCCTGCTTTAAGTCCTTGGTTTCGGTCACCTTGGTTTCGGTCACCTTGGTTTCGACTGTCTTGTGTGAAATCTTATCGAAATCCGCCTGAAACTCTTTCATCAAATCCAACTTGACACCGCCATGACCCGGACACCCTGCAAAATGAACGATGATGCGACCGCCATCTACGGCACTTTGCGCAGATTCGCGACTCTTTATAAACTGCTTGAACACATCTGTATTGCAGATATTGTTGTGAATAAAATAGAAATTCAGGAACGGCTGGTCGTAGAATTTCAGTTTGTTCTGGTACATATCTAGGTAGAAAGCCTGTTTCGTTTTGATGAACATCTTTTTAATTGCGGGAATGTTTTTGAATCCGAGAACACACGAACTGATCCCTTCTCTGTCGGCATACTGCGGATTTTCCTTTAAGAAAAGCGACCTCCCCCAATACTCCGCATCACATAAAACGTTTCCCTCACCAAGCACATAAACCAAATCTTCTTGGATTGCATCAAAGATTGGCGCGGGGTCTTTTACAAAAATGGAGTCCGCATCAATGTAAATGACCTTTTCGTAATTATCAATTTCCGGGTAATCAAATATATCCAGTTTGGAAATTCTGGCCTGGTTCATCGATTTATAAAAATTCTTTTCAAAGAATTTTACGCCAGTCCCGGGGCATTTTTCCTCGATGAGTGCCCGAAAATCCGCGGTTGTATATACCAAAAAATCAACGGCAGAATCCGTTTTTCTGAACGATTTTACCAAATACGACAACACATCGGTATAAATTTCCTGGTGGAAACAACACGTGTAAATTAAAAATTTTGATGACATTATAGGATGGGTTGTTGGAAACCTTTTATATTTCTTTATTACATAAAGATATATGCTTACTATATACAAACAATGAACCTAAGCAATTTTCGAGAACATACCGTTACCAACACACCGATCAAGGTAGTTCGTGGGACCATTTTGGCAGACGACAATGAACTCGGCACAGAATACAATCTTTTTTATTGGGCCAATTTTGTCCCCCATTTCTATACGGGTCATTTTTTAATTATCGGCGAATGTGGATTCGACCTAACATGTGAAAAGTCCAATTTCTCTTTTGATTATGCAGAAGAAACCGACACGGTTACAATCCGCGAATATCGTCTCACCGTATGCGAACCCGAAATGTATGCACGATATGATATGCACATCAAGTATGGGACACAGCGAAAAGACGAAATCATTGTCATACCGTGGAAACGGTTTCCGCGAACAAAAGACGGCGTCTCGATTCCGCAACTGATCGAGCGAATCTTTGGCAGAATACCCAATATGCTGTTTTTATAAAGTGACTATAAAATTGATTTTATATTTACTTAAATATTTGATGATATAAAATACAAAAACAAATCATTCATGGGAATCAAGCATTTAAACCGATATTTAACCGAAACATGTGATAATCATGCAATCAAAAAAATACATTTAAGTAAATTTTCCGGTAAAAAAATCGCAGTGGATGCCAGTATTTATTTATACAAATTTATCGGGGAAAACAAGTTGATCGAATACATGTACTTGATGGTTTCCATCTTTAAAAATTACGGCGTAGAACCCATTTTCATATTTGACGGGGCGTCGCCTCCTGAGAAGAAGGAATTGCTCGACGAGCGAAAAGAAAACAAGCGAATCGCCGAGAAAAAATACGAATCCATCAAAAACCAGATCAACACAGTTGACGATAGTGAAGAGAAAACCGAGATGATGAACGAAATGGAGAAGTTGAAGAAACAATTCATTTACATCAAGGAAGCCGATTACAAGGCAGTCAAACAATTATTGGATGACAGTGGCGTCCATTGGATTGACGCGGTCGGCGAAGCCGACGAATTGTGCGCCCATTTGATGCACACGGGGCAGGCGTATGCGTGTTTGTCCGAAGACATGGATATGTTTGCATACGGATGTTGCCGGGTGATGCGCCATTTTAGTTTGTTGAAACACAATGTGTTGTTCTACGATTTGGAGCAAATCTTGTGCCAATTGCAGATGAACGTGCAAGAATTTCGACAAGTGGTTGTGTTGTCGGGCACGGATTACAACAAGGAAGATACAACCAATTTGCATGATTCGGTAAGGTGGTTTTGGGCGTATAAGCGGAGCATTGTTTTGTGCGAAGATGCGGTTCATCCGACCTTTTACGAATGGTTGACGAAAAACACGGATTATATTAAAAATGTGGACGCACTGTATTCCACGTATAAAATGTTTGTGAAAAAGAACGGGGTTTATAATTTGCCGGACGAGAAAAAAAAAGAAAACAAGGAGCGTTTGATTGAATTGCTCGGGGGCGATGGGTTTATCTTCTAGGTAAGCGATGCCTCTTAGAACCCTCCTTTTATTTTTTATTTTTAAGGAGGGGTCTTAGGGGAACGTAGTTCTCCTACCGGCAACCATGACATACCCATTATTCGCAATTTCTCGTTGGATTAGAGCAACATTCTCGTTCCACTCATTCGGGACCACGGTGATTGTATAGGTGGAATCGATGTTTGTGCTCGTCGTCAAACTCTTGACGTCGCCGTAATACTGGAACGTCCGCATAATATTGTCGATATTGTATGACAGGGGGACTCCATGCATAACCAGGGTCATTTTGGAGTCATATTCGATGTCGTCATCTTCGACGTCAATGATATCATCGGCATAATTGCCTGGATTTTTTTCTTTCTTTTCTTTTTTGGTTCCTTTTTCTTCGACTACTTCGTTGAGTCCCGACGCGACTTTCAAATTGTGCGTGCGTTCTTCCTTTCTTTTTTCGTTCCACTGGTTCTGCTTGCTATCGACTCGGTCAATGTCCGCCTCGGAGTAAACGTGGTGTTTCTCGCGACTAAAGGAGGTCTTCTTTCCGTACTTGTTCTGTTTCTTATCTGATGACATTCTATATTATATTATGCATTTTCTTTTTTTGATAAAATAAATTTCAATTTTATGAAAAAACGTTTATGTTATTTTGCAAATTACATAGAGATTTTTCTCTATGATTACCTAGTATCAAAATCAAATGAAAAAATCCAGAAACCCGATGGCGAAATTAATCGCCTCGTATAAATCCGACGGCCCCGAGCCCAAAACCATCTACGAAAAATACCTGGACCACACCGCCAATTACAAACAACAATACGGCGAAAGAACCATTGTCCTGATGATGGTCGGTTCTTTCTACGAGGTCTATGGGCTCAAATCCGCATCCGGTGATATTTCCGGAAGCGAAATCGTCGCCTTCTCTCAGATTTGCCAAATGAACATCAGTGAAAAAAAAAAAGTCTCCGTGAATGGAAACACGGTTTTGATGGCCGGGTTCCCCGAATACACTTTGGAGCGGTATTTGCAGAAGCTGAGCGACGTGGGGTTCACTAGTGTCGTCATTATCCAGGACGAAGAGAACAGTGTGCACGGCGACAAAAAGAAACACATCGTCCATTCCATCCATTCCGCGGGAACATTTATCTCGTATGACGTGGAACAGCCCAAATTATCCAACAACATCATGTGTATTTGGCTGGCCTCCTACAATTCAATGGTGAAATCCCGTCCCCAAATCGTGTATGGCGTTGCTGTCATCAATATATTCACTGGAAAATCGGTCATTTTCGAGCACAAAACCACGTTCGAAAACAACCCGACCACATTTGATGAACTGGAACGCGCGGTTTCCGTTCACAATCCGTGCGAAGTGATCTTTCTCTACGATTTGACCAAAATCACAGAGAACGAGAAAGCGCTCATAAAAAACATCAAATCGTATGCCGGCATTGATTGCGAGTCGGTCCACGAACTTTGTATCCGCGATTCCACAAAAACCGAGAATTGCATGAAAGAACAATACATTGTACAACTTTTGGAAACTTTTTTCGGGTCGGAGTGCTACGAGACGTGCGAGGAATTCTCCAGGTATCCAGTGGCGACCCAGTCGTTCTGCTACTTGCTCAATTTCATCCAGGAACACAATCCTTCTCTAATCAAAAAAATTAATACCCCCACGTTTGGAAGCACCAGCGTCAACGCGATTTTGGCGAACCATACATTGAAACAGCTCAATATCATCGAAGACAAATCCGCGGATTCTGTAAGAAGTGGGAAATTCTCGTCCGTCCTGAACTTTTTGAACCGCGCATGCACGCCCATTGGCAAACGGCGGATCCAGGAGGTTCTCACGACCCCCGTCTTCGACGAAGAATGGTTGAACAACGAATACAATATGGTTTCCCAAATGTTATCTGCAGAGAACTACCATTTTATCTCTTTTTTTCGCAAACAGCTGGCCGATGTCACCGACCTGGAAAAAATAATGCGCCAAATCCTGGTGAAAAAGGTTTCGCCGTCTACCGTGTTCCGATTGCACGAGTCCGTTTTGAAAATCCAGCAAATTCATATTTGCCTTGCAGAGAACCGCGAACTCATGGATTATTTGCCGAATTCCGAATGCATTGCCGAGGCGTCAGCGACCATCTGTTCCAAAATATCCGGATTCTTGATGGTGGATGTGTGCAAAAACATTAACTCGTCCACTGTGTCCGAACACATTGTGAAGAAAGGCGTTGATTCGGAACTGGACGCATTGATGCAGGAATACCAGGTCGCCACCGATTTATTAAATGGAATCCACCGGTTCTTGAATATGGTTTTGCGCGCCTCCCTCAATTTACCCGACGATTCGGATTATGTCAAAATGAATACCACAGAGAAAATGGGATCTTCTCTGCAAATCACCAAAACAAGATCCAAAGTTCTCAAACAGTTGTTGGAAAAAGATGAATACAGTGGGATGCCCTGTTTCCGCGGAATTATGACCAAAGTGAAGTCGGGAACGGTTTTGTTTCATGGTTCTCTGATTGAATTCGGCGACCTCAAATTCAAACCGGCGACCACGACCGCGGAAGAAATCACGTTCGACCAATTGACGAAACTTACTGCAAAGGTGTTGAAGTTGGAACACGGAATCGAACGTAAGATTGCCGTTTTATACGCCGAATTCGTAGAGAAAGTTCTGGAAAATGAATGTTATGAACACATTGATAAAATTGTTGAATATGTGGCTTCTCTCGATGTCTTGCAATCCAAAACTTATGTGGCAAAAGAGAACCGGTACTGCAGACCGCAAATCGTTGAACAAGAGAACCATTCCTTTTGTGTCGGAGAGAACCATTCCTTTTGTGTCGGAGAGAACCATTCCTTTGTAAAAGCCGACGGAATCCGCCATTGCCTAATCGAACACATCCAACAAAACGAAATCTATGTTGCCAATGACGTGGAAATCAGCAGTGGAGGCATCCTTCTCTATGGAACCAACGCGGTCGGAAAAACCAGCTTGATTCGCGCCATCGGAATCGCCACCATTCTGGCGCAGTGCGGGTTCTTCGTCCCTTGTTCAAAATTCTTGTATAAACCCTACCGGTCATTTTACACACGCATTTTGGGAAATGACAATTTATATAAGGGTTTATCCACATTTGGCGTAGAGATGAGCGAACTCCGCGTGATTCTGAAAAACGCGGACCAGCACAGTTTGATTCTGGGTGACGAGCTCTGTTCCGGAACGGAGACCCAAAGTGCATTGAGTATTTTTGTTGCAGGACTCATGAAACTGCACGATCAGCGGTCATCGTTTTTGTTTGCCACGCATTTCCACGAAATCGTGGAGTACGAGGAGATTCAGGGAATGGACCGATTGTTATTAAAACACATGGCCGTGCATTACGACCGAGAACTGGATTGCCTGGTTTACGACCGATTGTTGAAAGACGGACCCGGCGACAATATGTATGGTTTGGAAGTGTGTAAATCTCTGCATCTACCGACCGAATTTTTAGACAAAGCATTTGAAATTCGAAACAAGTATTTTCCGGAAAAGGCGGGGACGTTGAGCCAAAAGACGTCGCAATACAATACTCAGAAAGTGCGCAGTTTGTGCGAATTGTGCCAGAAGGCGTTGAGCACAGAGATCCACCATTTAGAAATGCAGAAAGACGCGGATGCGGATGGGTTCATTGGTGCCGTGCACAAAAACCATAAAGCGAATCTGATGGCTCTTTGCGAAGAATGCCATATGCGACAGCACACCGTTGAGAAACAGCACACTGTAGAGAAAACCGTCATCAAGAAAATTGTGAAGAAAAAGACCACGATCGGATATGTCCCAGTAACAATTTAGTAAAAAATGTATTATATATTATTTGTATAATTATATATAATATGCAAAAATACACCAAAATAAAAATAAACGGCAATGATTATGAGGTTAAAGATTTATATGGAATTTTTGGATTAAGAGGTAAAGCTGAAGGTGAAGGTGAAGTTGGAACCGTTTATTTTGGAAGGAAACCGGGGGATAAAGAAGACACCCTTGCATTCAAAATTTTGAAGGATGCACAAAATATGAATACTGAAACTGAATTCTTCGGAAAACTTGTTGATAAAATAAAAAAAAACAAAGGGTGTACAAAATACATTGTTGATTTGATAGATTTTGGACTTTCAACTGTTAAAGAAAAAAGCGAATACATCGTGGTCATGGAAAAGCCAAAGGACTTTATAACAATTAACCAATACGTTAATGGTCAAAAAAATTATCCAAGTAATGACATTGTCAAAAAAATATACACCGAATTATTAAAAGGAATTTACTGTATCCATAGTTCGGGATTTGCACATTGCGACATAAAATCTGAAAATGTAATGATTCATCCGAAGAGCTATGAAATCAAATACATCGATTTTGGAAGTCTTGTAAAAATTGATAGTAGGTGTACTATTATAAAAAGTACGAATACATTTTACAACGGTGCCAGCGATTTGGGAGACATTGGTAATTTAGTTGCATCAATTAGTAATCCTGATACTTATAATTTATTCATCGATTCTTTAAAAGACCCGATTCCAAAACTGGATGTTCTTCAGAGAGACGATGGAAAAAAGAAAGTAATTGCCTTACAAAAATTTTACAGAACGGTTTGCGAAGACGAATATATTGAAATTGGCGAATTAAAAAAAGATACTCGGAACGACATCTATTTTATAAACAAAAATGGATACAAAACTTTTGTTGAAGGAAATGTTTCAAACGACGGAAAACTCACATTGAGTGACAAAACAATCGAATTATATTACGATTCCTTACCTTAGTCAAACTCCAGCAAATTCGCAGAAGCCACCGGTTTTTGCAATTGCATTGTCAAATAGGTTACTGTCTGGCGCAGATGATTGATTTCGGTTTCCGATCTCGCGATAATGAGTCGCTGGTTTTGCACGGTTTCCTTCAGCTTCTCCTTCTCGATGTAATGATTGGCCTTATTCAAATTCAGGGTTTGCAACCAGTTCTGATGGGTTTTGGTTTTGATGTGTGCAGAGAACATCGCGTTGGTTTCGTAAACCTTGTCTTTGCGCGAACCACACGGACACGTCAGGCCTTTTTTTAACGCGGGCATTTTATCCACATAGTTTCCAAGTTCGTCCACACTTGGCATATAAATATCAGGTTCGACCACTAATTCCATTTTATTGATTTTATTTCTTCTTTTGGTTTATTTGTTTATGTAAATAAATAAATCAATTTTATTTGGGTTTATTTTTTATGGCTTTTTTTCCCTTTTTTCCCTTTTTTTCCTTGAGTCTTTTTACCCGGTTTCACTTTGGGTTTGGCCCTTGATTTCAGGACTCTTAATCCCCGTTTTTTTGTTCTGTTTTTTCTGCGTCTGCCTGAAGCATCGTATGTTTCATATACAGCTTCAAACGCATTTTTTCCTTGAACAACTTTATTTATATACGCATCAATGCTATTTCTCTCGCCCAGTCGTTCAACGATAAACGCACGCAATTCCGCTTTTTTTGCATCAATATATTGACGTTTTTCTTCCGGCGTCTTGCCCGAATATCCATCCTCATCTGGGTCTTGCGTGCCAAACCATTCACTAAATAATTCATTATAGTCGGGCTTAAAACACAATAATAATTCTCGGTATACAGGAGGACAAATGGTTTCGTCTTCATTATCTTTGCAATGTGCTTCCAGAACACCTTCCAATGTCATAAACACTCTTTCGTATTGGCCTTTCACGCAACTTTTCCGACTTGCATTGGGCCTCTTTGGGTCATATTCGTAAGCAAACAAACAGTCCTGTGATAAATTCTGAATGTATGTTTTTTTAAAATCTTCCGGCTGTGCTAAAACAAAATGAATCGTATCCCGAACTGCCGGTTTATCTGTTTTGTCGTAACTATTTATGGTTTCATTGATTCCGTTCAGTTCGTCTGCCTTTTCCATGGTGGGAAAAGAAGTTGCGTAATCAATCAGCGGTTCCAACAATTCGTCGTTGTCACTTTTGCCGTCGCGTCTTATAATTTCCAGAAATTTTTCAAAATCCAAATCATTAAAATAGTTGTGGATTTCAAATGCTTGGCCCTGCGGTACAGGGGGCGGTTGGACAGCTTGCTCTTCTTCCAAAATGGCACCTTCAAAATTTGCACCAATTACATCGGTTAAAATGGCATTCGTTAAATTTGCACCAGTGAAAACGACCCCCGTTAAAGTTGCCCCCGTTAGATTTGCTCCCTGTAATTTTGCGCCAGTCAAATTTGCACCAGTCAAAACTGCATCATTCATATGCGCCAACTGCATTTTTGCATCATTCATATTTACCCCTTGCAATTGAGCTCCGATTAATCGGGTGTCTCTCAAATCCGCATTTTGCATTGAAACAACAGTCGTTAGGTTCATGCCGTTCATATTTGCGCTTAAAAGAACAGTGCTACTCAAATTCGCACCAGTAAAATCCACATTTCGCAAATCCAAATTATTCATTATAGCATCTTGCAATTTCGCATTATTAAATTTGGTGCCATTTAAATTGGTTGCACGCGAAAAATCCGCATTTTGCAATTCGGCGCCGGTAAATATCGTGTCTTTCAATATTGCCCGATCAAATGTTGTAAACTCTGTTAATTTTGCCCCCGTGAAGTTTGTACGCGTCAAATCTGCAAAATTAAAAAACACATACGTCGATTCTATGTCAACCAGGATTGCATCGGTTAAATCCGTTCCAATAAAATCCGCTCCTGATATTTTTGCATCCGTTAAGTTAGACCCCACTAAACTTCCATCTACGAAATCTACTTCTTCAAAATTTGCGCCCATTAGATCGGCATTTTCAATGAAGGCACCATCCAGCAATGCTTCTTTAAAATTGGCATTGGTAAAATTCGCACGCGGGTTGCTTCGTTTATTCATTTTTATACCTTCTAAATTCATGTTTTGCAGATTATCGAAAGATTCTTTAACGTTTTCTACTGTAATTTCTTTGCCATTTTTGAGTCGTGTTTCATATTGACGATTGTTATGACGCATAATTATATATAATTATGCGATACATTAAAGGAAACCTACGGTATTCAGCGACGCTTACGCCTTATGATCCCTCCTTCTGAATCTTCTTTTAAAGGGAAGAGTCAAAGAGAAACCGTAGGTTTCTTTTATATGGTAGAGGCATTGTGGATATCCGTAGAAACGGGTTTGTATTCGCTCATGGTGTAGCTAATCAAACTGCTTTTTCCAACGGGCGCCATTTGGCCAACCACTTCCTCTTCCAATGAAGTAGCCGGGGCTGGGTTCATCGCCGCTAATTCGGCGTCTTTTCTGGCCTGGGACGGTGTGTGCATCATCATCGGAACACGATTATTGACACGCGCGCTTCTTCGAACAATCTCGTAAGCAACAAACAAGAAAACAACTCCTAAAATGGGATTGTAGTTCATGAAAACATAGAGAGTAATCAAGAGAATTCCGACCATTCCGAGAGAAGTGTCAATGTATGAAGCGAGTATTTCTGGAGGATAAATGTCCATCACTAAGTAAATGATAAAAAGCGCCAACATTCCAAATTCCATTTTGGATAAAGATTGGTAATAAGAAGAAAAATTCATTATATATTATAGCGGAAAAAGAAAAGGAAACTAAGGGAACCAAGGTTCCCTTATGATCCCTCCTTTTAATTATAAAAAATAAAGGACGTCATCGGTTTCTTTTAAAGGAGGGATCATAAGGGAACCTTGGTTCCCTTAAGAGTTTATAAAACAAATTAGAAATAATTCTAAATAGATATGTAGTTGCAAAATGAAACCAAATTTTTATAAGAAACCCCAGAAAGCCGTTTTCCAAGAAATGCCTAAAAATCTCTCCACGTATCTGGGTCCAAAGGGATACACGATTCCCAAGTCTGAATTGACGGAAGATCAGATCAAATACATCAAGGACACTTTGACGATTCGCCCTCAAACACCCGGTGCGCCGATGGCGACAACTGCGTCGTTCCCCGCCTACCGCGAATCCACCCAGAAAATTTATGTTCCCCGTTTTTTCGGAACCGAGCAATTCGGGGTTCCGAAACAACACAAAATCCCAGAAGGCGAAGACATCGACGTTCCTTTCGCAGGGTCGTTGCGCGATTACCAGCAAGATGTTGTCAAAGCATATACTAAATCCAGAAGTGGCGGATTGGTCACACTGGGATGCGGTGCGGGCAAAACCGTCATCGGGCTAAATATCATTTCCACAATGAAAAAGAAGACGCTTATCATTGTACACAAGGAGTTTTTACT